GGGAGGACCCGCCAACTCGTTCATCAAGAATGGTGGGACGACGATGGGTGAGATTACCCACCATGCCAAGGACAGCAAGGCGTGGCACCGTGATCCGGCTCAGAACCGTGGTCAGGGCCAGGGTGGTGCCCTCACAGCACCAGAGGGTCGCCCGGACTTTCAGAAGACTCGTCGGACGACCAACCGCCAAGAGACGGGCTACCGTGATGACAATCTGGGTGACGGCCCGGCGCAGTTCAGGATCGGCCAGGGCTACGACAGCACGCTCATGAACAACGGCCAGACGCGCAGCACCAACAACCGTGTCAACCCCGATCGCGCAGGCAACCCGGGCAACATGAACGTTCGCCAAGACGCCGTCGGCATGGTGGGCGCCAATACGACGACCCGTCTCGAGGCGAGCTCTTTGCCCATTCGGCCGGCGGATGGTTCGCACGGTCAGCGTTACATCGTGCCGCAGTACCAGAAGGACAACATCTTCAAGGGGAACAGTGAGGCCAAGATTGATTTTAATCTGGCGAAGGATGTCCGTGCAAAGAACCCGTTGGCTCAGCCGGCCTTTGTGGACTATGCAAAGGCGTGAAAAAAAAAGGTTGACTTCTGTTAAATGAGCGGTGGCATTGTTCAACTCGTTGCAATCGGCGCTCAGGACGCATACTTGACGGGGAAGCCTGAGGTTTCGTTTTACCGGTCCACGTACAAGCGGTACACGCACTTTGCCAACTCGGTCGAGCGTCAGCTCATCCAGGGCACGCCGAGCGCGGGTGGCATTTCCACGATTCGGTTTGAGAAGAAGGGTGATCTGATGTCCTACGTGTACCTGACTGCTCGTGACTCGACCGGTGCTCAGGTCCCTCTGCTGAACTGGGCGAGCGTCATCGACAAGGTGGAGCTTCTGATTGGCGGCCAGGTGATTGACATGCAGGACGCCTACTGGATGAATAACATCGAGCCGGTTGTCGGCGCGACGAACACCAACCAGCGTCTGCTGCCCAAGTACGACAGCGCGCTCACGCCGACGCAGGCGGGCTTCAACAACAACTCGTTCCAGGCGCTCAAGTTCTTCTTCTGCAAGGATTGGCAGTCTGCTCTGCCCCTGGTGGCTCTGCAGTACCACGACGTCGAGCTGCGCATCACGTGGGCGGCGACCCTGACCGCGACCGCATTCAGCGGTGCGACGTCTCTGACCCCCACCACTTACCAGGATCTGCAGTACATTCTCTGGACCAACTTCATCTACCTGGATCAGACCGAGCGTGACTACTTCTCCAAGACGTCCCAGGATATGCTGATCACCCAGGTCCAGCGTCAGTTTGTGCCGAACACCCCCGTGATGGAGTTGGCCTTTGCTCACCCGGTCAAGTACCTGGCGTTCCAGTCGAACAACTACGTCCAGGCGTACACCATGAGTGCGACCAACGCATCCTCTCTGCAGCTCAAGACGCAGGTGAACGGCACGGACATTGGCGAGTCTCGTTCCCTGCTGTCGTGGGTGGATGCCAACCAGTATTACCACACGCCCAACGGCTACGCTCCGTACAGCGGTGCCGTCTCCAACGTGGCGATCGTGCCGTACTGCCTGGACACGTCCAAGCTGCAGCCGACCGGTACCCTCAACTTCTCGCGCATTGACACCTACCGTCTGATTACGCCGTCCAACATCACTCTGCAGAGCATCGTGCAGGGCACGACGTCTGGATCGACGGCTGCTGCCGGTATGTCTGCGTCTCCGTACATCTACGCGGTCAACTATAACGTGCTCCGTATCCAGAACGGTATGGGTGCCGTCTTGTATTCTTCTTAAAATCTCGCTAAAACCTAGATGAGTAGCGTCGGAGGTGCGCAGCTCTTAGCCGAAGGGCCACAGGACGAGTGGCTTTCAGGCACCCCCCAAGTTTCATTTTTTCGATCGGTGTATCGGCACAGCGTGCCATTTGGTACCGAACTCAAAAAAATGAATTTTGATGCAGATGGATCGTGTCGTTTTGACAGATACGGCGATCTCCTCGGGCCGTGTCATCTCACGGCGCACGACAAGGTGACTGGACAGCTTGTGCCTTTGAACTCATGGGCAGGAATCATCGATTCGGTCGAGCTCGTCATTGGTGGTCAGCTCGTCGACACGCAAGACTATGTGTACTCGTCGCAGGTGTGGCCGGTGCTCGAGGCGTCGACGTGGTCGCAGCGCGAGCCAACACCGACGGGATTTTACCCTTTGCACTTTTTCTTTTGCCAAGACTGGTCACGCGCATTCCCTCTGTGCGCACTCAAATACCATGATCTCACGATTCGTATCAAGACGTTGTCGACCACATACACCATTCAGATGTGGGCGTCGCTTCTCCATCTCAGCGAAGTCGAACGCAGTTGGTTTGTAGATCAGCCACACCAGCTCCTCATCACGCAGTCGCAACGTACACGCATCACTGCAGACCAGAATGAGTTTCAGCGTTTCGCCGGCCCGATCAAGTACCTGGCGACCCAGGTTTTCGATTACCAACGTTTGTTCACCCCTGTCACGGCACCGACGCCCGTGACGCTCGACACGACAACCACGCAAACGTACACGGTCAATTACTACAATCCGTACAATCAATCAATCACATGGTCACATACAACTCCTCTGCCGGCAGGCGTCACCGTGACGTCTCAGACAAACACAGCGATTGTGTTTACGATTGCAGCCGGGACGCTTTTCCCGACGACTGCATTGAATGTGACAGCAACAATAATAACACCCTAGAGTATGAGCGCGACCTTCGTGCTGGCTACAGGTGTACGGCCAGTACTGAGTGCCGTAGACCAAACACTGGATACGACGACGCAAAAGACATTCCAGGTGCTCCAGACGGCTGCAACGTCAGGCACGGGAACCATTACGTGGTCATATTCACTTCCAGACGGAGTGTCCGTCTTTACGTCCGGCGGGACCCAGATTACATTTTTGATCCCGGCGGGTTTGATCATACGGCCACAGATGTTCACCGTGACGGCGACAAACGAAGTGGGTCAGCGGTCAGTCACAACGGTGAGGCTTGCATCCGGTCCCAAACCCATCGTTATTTCGCCCGGCCCTCTCACGTTTAACACGTCGACCGTGGGACGCACGTTCAGGGTTGTTCAATCAGTCTCTGCACCGGGTCAGATCACATGGTCATACAACCTACCGATCAACGTGAATGTCATCTCGTCATCAAACAGTGAGATTATCTTTGGGATAAATGCCGGGAAGAACACCCCGTTAACACTCATGTCCGTCTCCGCCACGAACGAAGCAGGTATCGCCTCGACTCCTGTGGATTTTGACGTCAGTGCGTTCATCGCCCCCAACGTCACAGGCATGGATCAAAGATTCGACACGACAACCTACCAAACATTTAGCCTTGCACAGACGATACACCCGGAGGCGACTGGACCCATCACATGGTCATACACGGGTGGTGGAAGTCCCGCTCTTGCTTCCTCGGACGATACACAGATTACATTTTCGTTAACCATCGGAGGTCCGTATCGTGACAACGTGCCGTTCACAGTCACTGCGACCAACGTGCTCGGCGTCTCGGCATCGAAAACCATCGTTTTAACATCTGGTTCCCGGCCCATTCTGACATCTGCCGCAACAACCCTGATTGTCGACTCGAGCATCGCGCGCACATTCACAATCAATCAAACTGTGGCGCCTTCGGCAACCGGCCCACTCGTATGGAACGGTGGGTACCCGCCATCGACAATCTCGTACACGAGCGCGTCTAACACGGGCATAACGCTCAACGTCGCACAAGGGGCTATCATTTCAACGCCGGTTGTTTTTCCCGTCGTTGCGGCGAGTGGTATCACGCATCTCACGTCGGCACCTCTCGAGTTTTCAATCAAGGCGGCCGGGATACCCGCTCTCGTACCACCCGGTGCGCAGAATCTCGACACGCTCAGGACGAACGCATTTACGATCGCTCAGACTGGAGCATATACCGGTCCCGTGTCATGGTCATACTCCCCGCAAGTCCCGGCGACACTCATAACGTCCGACGGCGGGATCACGTTTTCGTTTGCACCCGGAACGAGCTTCGGACCAACAACCGTCACGGTCGTGGCGACAAACGTCATCGGCGTGTCCGCATCTACAGCCTTCACGGTGACGGTAGCCGTGAAACCCGTGCTCGTATCGCCTTTTCAGCTTGCGCTCGACACGACGACCCAACAGACATTCACAATTGCACAGACATCT